TAAGGATAAGACAATTGTTTTTAAAGTTATGAGCTAATTGTCTGATTACTTTGTTTCTAAACTTACTGTTGTGTATGTAATCTAGTTCTAACAAATATCTTTGTGCAGAAGATACAGCTGTATAGTCTGGCTTAAAGTCATAGTTAAGTTTAATTGCTAAACATTGTGCGTTAGCAATATACTCGCCACCAGCCGCTTCTCTTAGCTCCGTAGTAGTCTTTTTAAATATAACTGGACCGATAAAATTATTAATATTCCAGGTATCAATATTATTTTCTGGTAATGTACCGGTAAAACCAATACGTCTTAATGTGGGCACCTTGTCAAGTAGCTTGCATACCTTATTACCTCTACGTAATTTGTGGCATTCATCTACAACTAGTAAGCCTACTTTACTAAACCAGCTAATATCTGAATTCTTATTTTGTAATATGCCCATATTAGCTACAATAACACGAGCGTTAGGGTCTAATTCAGTATTACCGGTCCATTTACTCACAACTTCCATTGGAAAATTATAGGAAGTAAAATCTTTATAAGTTTGAGATACTAGACCTAAGTCTGGTACTACTATTAATATTTTTTCAGTAGGTTCTATCTGATGTAATGCAGCATAAACTAAGTTAGCAATAATTAATGTTTTACCACCGCCTGTTGCCAGTTCTACTACACCATAGCCACTATCCAGTGCTTTACTAACAGCGGTTTCTTGATAATCTCTGAGTTTAAACTCGCTGTTTAATGTCTTAAACCGATCAGGATCAAGTATATGAGTCTTTTGTACTATACTACTATATTCTTCATTGACTTTAATTTCAAATGGAATGTTCTGATTGTTTAAAAATTCTATAATACCAGGCACTAACCCAATACCGCAATAACCAGCTGGAGTGATTGCATAAATACGCTGAGGCATAAACCTAGCAAAACGATTAAAACGAGCAGCCGGACTCTTAACACTAAAGTGCTCTTTTATATTAGGAAGAAAATCTGAAACGATTTTTACTTCCTTTCGTTTTGGGTCATATTGAAACTCAACTACCATTATGTTGTCTCAAGTTTTTGTAAATCTATTACGTTCTTATAATCGTAAGATAACGAGCTTGTTAGTTTTTCAGCTTTTTCCAGATATTCAAGAATTAGCTTTACTTTGTCAATACTTTCATTAATACTGATAATATCAGAATCGTTATATAAGATTTCATCTCTAGCTGCTTTAGACAGAGCAACAGGTGAGTTAACTGTTTTAGATTTAAGTTTCTGTTTCTTAGCAGCTTCTAACTTGATAAGAGCTACTTTGTATTTTGTAGTCTGTGTAACCCACTTATGCTTGATAGTAGGTGCTAACATAGCCTTTTCTTTTATATCAAGTTCATTCATTTTGAGATCTTGTTCCAAAGCAGTTTGAAACTTACTCAAAACATCTTCAACGTCTATAGAAAGATTATCCATATTTTTTACTAAGTATATAATATATTTTAAATAAATCTACGTGAAAACCTTTAATAATTTGTATACTAAACTTTTGGAAGATATGGGCGCTGCAATGGGTAATACCACTTCAGCCGCATTTGGTGCTGGTCAAGCTCATGCCTCTCCAACAGGCAAATCCGGAGATTTCTACGCACCAGGTGATTCTAGAAACTTATTTGGTGGTGGTAAAGGATGGAAGGCTAAAAAGGGTAAAAAGAAAAAAATGAACGGAGAAGCCGTTCCTCTAATCCGTAGAACCTTTCCAGGTATGTAGTAAGTAGGTTGCATGGATTTAGGCCATTGGACAACGAATGAAACTTTCAACAACGATATTTTGCCTTACGGTTTTATTTATCGTATTACAAACCTGGTCAGTGGTAAGGTCTATTTCGGTAAAAAGCAGATTAAAAGCATTAAAAAACTTAAACCTCTCAAAGGAAGAAAAAACAAAAGACACTTTGACATAGAGACAGATTGGAAAACATACACTTCATCTTCTAACGACGTTAATGAAGATATTATATTATTAGGTAAAAATAAGTTTAAGTTTGAAATAATAAGATTTTGTGATAGTAAGTTTGAATTAGCTTATTACGAAGCTAAAATACAATTCGATCACGATGTATTGCTTAAAAAAGGATACTACAACGGTATTATAAATTGCCGTATTGGAAGGGCACCGGATGCTTTGTTAAAAAAGCTTGCATTAGAAAATAAAAGTAGTACAATAACTAATAATGCAGGTACTACCTCTCAAATACAATCTTTATCTAGCTAATTTTACTCAAATAGAATTAGAGATACAAGCTTTGTTTAAAGCTGAGTTGTTAAAGTATAATATTACTACGTACGACAGCTTACCAAAGCAAGATTATATTAAACTTATACGGTATTTTACTCTATCTACAGTTTTTAAAGAATATGCTGAATTAGAGCATAAAAAAAACACTATATTCTGGATTAATAAAAATACTTGTAATGCGGATATATTAACGTTAGTGAAAGAGATAAAACGCTGTTTCCCTATTCTGTTCTATATTACCGATAAACCCTATGAATCTGTATTAATTGGCAAAGATACTGCAGAGTACTTGGAAATAACTACAAAACTCAAAGAGTTTCGTTATTCAATCGACTACGGTAAGTTTAGTTTTAACAAAATCAAACGATTTTGCGTAAAAAACGGGTTAGAAAGCTTGCTAACAACATTCAAACTATGAGCGGATTTCTTTTCCTATATAATATTATATCATACCATATCACAGGGCGAGCTTTAGCGAGCCCTATTAAAGGTCCTACAGGACCTGAGACGAAGGAGCTATGCTCCTGAGTCCCAATACCGTTAATATACAAGTTATACTTGTGTATGGTATACTCCTTAAACCGACGACACTTTATATTACTTTATTGCCAAAAAAAATCAAGTGATATCTTGCAAAAAAGTAGTAAATATATTGAAATGAAAGCAAAAAGTAAGTTTCTAGACCTTTTAGAACGTGTAGTAAAAGAAGATGATGCAACAGGCACCATTACTACCGATCCTGCAACCGCAACTCAGGCAAGCGATCAAGCTACAGCTGCTCAAGCAACATCTGGTCAAAAGAATGCTGATGCTATTAAAGCTGCAAATACTGCTTTATTAGCTGCTATCAAAGCTCACCCAGAGCTTAACGGGGATGTAACTAAATTGTCTGATCCTAATTTCATTAAAAATCTTACTACTACAACTACATGAAGAAGTTTGATAAAATAGCTAACGATATATTTCGTACTTTATTAGAAGCACCCCCTCCACCGCCAGCTGCTCCTGCAGCACCTGCACAAGGTGCACCCGCTGCCCCTGCTGCTGGTTTACCTCAAGATGGTGGTCCAGTTGCTGCAGCACAACCTGCTCAAACTACAGCAGCTGATCGTTCTCCTGCAGAGTTACAAAACTGGGAAACTCAGTTAATTACTATGGCGGCTGATGCTATTGTAAGAGTACAAGCCGATCCTAATATTCTTGATGCTGATACAATTAAGACTTTATCCTCAGGTGTAAACCTTAAGAATAAAGACGATATAATTGAAATTATTAAGAACTTAGGCGGTATGGTGTAAGTTAGCTTCTTGCGCCATAATATTGGCGTTTTGTTCCATACGTTTTGCTACTCCAGACCCACTTGCTTTAGCGCTGTGATATTCTTTATTATTTAAGTACTCGGCAGCTGCTTGTTTAAAATTGCCCCTTATTAATAGGTCTATTGTTTTAGGAGAACCGGGTAAATCTCCTCTAAAATAACCGTCAATAACTGCACATTTTAAATTATCTGAAAAAGTGTCAAACTTTGCACCAAACTTTGCATTTATTGCTTGCATCTTACTTGCAAGGTCTTTTGAGAATATACTTTCTATTTCAGCGGCTGAAAGCACTCTATTTTTAAAAAGAGGTAACTCTTGAGCAGTTACTAAATGTCCAATTCCAATTGTCCAATAACCTCTACTATCTTTGTATAAACGGTTACGTGAACCTTCGTGCTGTCTTACGTATTGCGCTGCCTTTGAAGTAATGTCACCGGTTTTTGCTGCTTGAGGTTTTGCAAAGTTAATATTAGAATTATAATAATTTGCAAATGAGTTAGCAGGTTTATTTACTTTTTGCACCATTGCTGGCGGGGTAAAGTGGATTGGCGGTGGTGGCATATCCATAGCTTCGTTTTTTATAGTTTTTTTAGCGCCAGACATATTAATATTTACATATTAAGTAAATAAAGACGTGGACATAAAATATAAAAAGAAAACATATAGCAGTGCTGACTTGCCTATTTTCTTGTATTTTAAAAGCCAAAAAAGTAAAAGAGAGTTCATAAATGACCTCAATAATTACCAGGTACTAGGAGAATTTGTAGTGTTTAACTGTATAGATTTTGCAATCGCTGGTAACACTGTAATTAAAGATAAGAGGTCTAACATATATCTTAGTTTAGAAAGTATAGAAGAAAAAAAACACATACAAAGATATATGTTTAATTCGGATGATGAAAGTAATGCTGTTATATCCACCCCGCCAGATATTAAGCCTAGAATATTAGAGGAATGGATTAGCAAACACACAAAAGACTTAATTTAAGTTGATCTTTTAAAAATACCTCATACTATAATGTATGGGTAAATTCACTTCAACTAAAGTCATTCCGCTAGGGTCGGCTGCATTTAGACAGCCTTATGCACAAAGTCACTGTCACTTTATTCACGGTTATCGTTTACAAGCTAAGTTTTGGTTTACTTGTAATACACTAGATAACAATAACTGGGTTGTAGATTTCGGCGCACTCAAACAACTTAAAACTACTTTAGAAGAATACTTTGATCATAAAACAGTAGTATGGGCAAAAGACCCTGACCTAGACATGTTTAAGCAACTAGAACAGCGTAAGATGATTGAACTAGTGGTACTTGAAGACGGCGTGGGTATTGAAAGATTTGCCGAGCTATGCCATAGACTTGCAAACGAATATGTAGATAGCTTAACTAATGGTCGTTGCTGGTGTTCTAAAGTAGAAGTTTGGGAACACCCGGACAATTCAGCTATATACGAAGGTTAATTAACAGTTGATTTGTATTTTTTTTATAATATTATACCAGTATATGAATACCGTAGATCCAGATAAAGAATATATGTATATTTCTAATGATTTTTGCTTTAATACGCTAGAAGGTGAGGGTCGCTATATTGGTTACCCTACAGTGTTTATACGACTAGCAAGCTGTAATTTGACATGTCAAGGGTTCAAATCTGTAGACTCTCCATTTGGTTGTGATAGTTATGTTAGCTGGAGTGTAAAGAATAAGATGACCTTTACAGAGATCGCAAAATATATGGAAGAGAGAGAACACCACGAGCTACTTAAAAATGGCGCGCTTTTTAAAATAAGCGGTGGTGAACCTTTTTTACAGCAAAAGAAATTACTTAATTTTATTAAGTTTATTAGAGATCGTTGGGGCTTTGTTAACTACAGCAAGACCCTTACATCTGATGATATTGGTAGACCTAAATTACATATTGACTTTGAAACCAACGGTACTATCATGCCAGACGAAGAGTGGTCCCGACTTGGTATTCAAGTAACATATACCACATCTCCTAAATTATCTAGTAATGGAGATCCTGTTGAAAAACGTTATAAACCAGAAGTTTTACGTTATTTAGCTGTACATGACGCCTGTTTTAAGTTTGTAGCTAAACAAGAATCAGATTTAAATGAAGTACTAGAAAACTACCTTAATAATCCCGAGGTAGGGGTACGTTCAGATCAAGTATGGATAATGCCTATGTGTGGTAGCCGTAAAGAATTATTAGAGGTAGGTCCTATAGTAGCTGAATTGTGCAAGAAGTATAATTTTAAATTCTCTAATAGGTTACATTTACAATTATGGGATAAAGCGTTATCAGTTTAATATATGAGCGACATTCCTGATCCTAAAAAACATAAAAACATTAGCATCATTAAAAGCATTATCCGCATTATTGCGGGTACATGCCTTTGTTTCGGTGCCTTCTGGGTTACCGGTATATTGCTAATTGTAGCAGAAATACTCGGTATTATTGAAGAAATGGTATAATATATGAAACAAGAAATTAAATTCACATATACATTAGAGCATACTAATGACGATATTAATGTCAGTGTGCCTCGTAAGATTGAAATTATATTTGACGGTCAAGCCGACTTAGAGGAACTAACAGAGCAGTTTAACGCTTTTGTTAAAG